CGTTGTACACGCTGTTGTAGTTCAGCGTGCCGTCAGTGTTGACGTGATAGGCGTTGCTGGCACTCGAGTACGGGGAGCGCAGACCCCAGTACACGGCGGTGCTCGTCTCGTCCAGATAGGCGATGCGGAGAGCGTTGCTGGAGAAGTAACTGAATGCTGTACCCTCCGTCTGCCAGCCGCTCAGCCCCACCTCCGTGCAGCTCAGCGCGAAAGCCTTGCGGTACAGGGTGTGCAGAGTGGAGACCTGGTTGCCCTCCGCCACCACGATGGGGACGGGGACGATGCACGCCCTCACCTCATCGTCCAGCTTCTGAGGCCAGATGCCGTCGCAGAAATTATCCAGCGTGCAGCCCATGTAGCGGTTTTTGTAGGCACCGCTGTCGGATGCGTTCCATGCAATTTCACTGAACGCATCCTTACGGATGAGGGTCACGCCCGTGCCGGTGCCGTAGTGGTCATTGTCCAGCTTGATGAATTTGGTGGCTTTGCCGTTCTCGTTCAGCTTCACGAGGCTGCCTGCCGCCAGGTTGGAAAGTAACTGTCCCATATTTCTTTGTTCTCCCTTCGATGATATAAGATTGCTCCGGCGGAGGTGGTGCCGCCCCACGCTCCGTCCGGCGCTGTTCAGCGCGGTCGAGGGCTGTGTCCAGCCTTTTCCGCATCTCCTCTCGGAGACGCCGCGTGTCCCCGTGTTTGGCGTGTGCCTCCCACGAGCCGTAGCTTTCCATGATTTTCTCCCGTGTCACTTCTCCCTCCGCATACTGCTCCTCCCATTTACGGATGCGGCGCTTACGGCGCTTGATGGAAGAACGTCTCAGCTTGCGGATGACCCGACCGCTCTGGGTCAGATAAGTGTGGAAGCCACAGAAGTCGATGCCGTTTCGCAAGGGAAAGATATTTGTCTTGTCATTGAGCTCAAGTCCCAGTCGTGCAAATTCAGCCCGTAGCCTCTTGAGAGCCTCCCGTGCCGTCTTCATGTCCGGGCAAATAACGTACCAATCGTCCATGTACATACCGCTCAGCGGCAGGTGCAGCTTCTCCGCGGCAAAGTGCATCGCGCTCCGCACGAAAAACACGGCGTAGATGTGGCTGGTCTGGTGTCCCAGCGCCAGTCCCTCCACCATGTCGATGAATTGAAACATCAGCGTCTGGAGCTTCTCATCCGGGAAGCGCTCCGCCAGCGCCGCTTTCAGCCGCTCATGGTCGATGCTTTGGAAAAAGTGGTGGATGTCGCCCTTGATTACTGCTCCGTCGGCGTAGTCCCACTCCTCCATCGGTCGGTAGGGAAGTCCTGCGGCTTTGCGTGCCGCCTCGTCCGCGCCCTTCTTCCTCAGAAAGTGCGTCCTCATGTGCTTCTCCAGCATATCGAGTCCGAAGTGGGTGCCCTTCGCATACTGCGCGGCGTAGGTGTTCAGCGTCAGACTCCGGCTCAGCTCATCGTAGATGGCGTTGTCGGTGAGCGCGTGCTGTACCACCTTGTCGCGGAAGGAGGGAGCCTGGATGAGCCGTTTCTTCGGCTCGTAGATTAAGAACGCCTCCAGCTCGTCCGGTTTGTACGTCCCTTGCAAAAGAGATTTCGAGAGTATCAGCAGTTCCTCGATTGCGCTGTATTCAAAGACTGCCGTCCCTCGCTTGCTTCGCTTGTTCCGTCTGGCACGCAGATACGCAGTCCAGAGCGTTTCAAACGAGCAAATTTCTTCATAGGTCATATTCACACATCCTCCTCGTGTGTCTCCGGCGGATGGTGGAGCGCTGGGGCATCGCTGATAGCCAGCCGCACCTCCCTCCGCAGAGGTCTCCGGGGTGGTCCCCGGTAACGGGTCGGACAGCGTCGATACCATGTGTTTATCCCCTGCCTCCCGGTGTGGCTTGCCCCCAGGGAAAAGCCGCCAGGTTCCGTGACGGGCGTGCCGCACGTTGGGCAGACGATAGGATATAGCCTCCTTTGATGATGGTCCTCTGCTTTTGCCTTTCGGCTACTTGTACGCGGTATTCCATCAGAGCGGGCCGAGCCGCGAAGTTAGCGTTGTACACGTTGTTGTTGTTCAGCGTGCCGTCAGTGTTGACGTTATAGGCGTTGTTGGCATTCGAGTTCGGGGAGCGCAGACCCCAGTTCACGGCGAAACAGGCTATACCCTAATGCGTAAAGCGGCTTTTGCCGCCTGCATCCTATTTCATGTGCTGGGCTCTCTGCTTGTCCTTGTCATACCATGCCGCCGCCATATACCGCACGGTCATCACCGCCTTGCTCCAGGTCGCCGCCTTCTCCGCGTTCACGCCCGGATACTGTCGGCTCTCCTTCATGCGAATGATTTTCCGCTCCAGCTTCTTGCACTCGCGCAGCGCCTGCCGTTGTAGGCACAGGCGGTCTCTGGTCGCTTCGCGCAGGTCGATGAGGTTTGCCTCCTCAATGAAGGAGCAGATGCTCTCTGCCGAGTTCATCAGACTCGTGCCGGTGGTATATCGGTATTTCTTGGGTATGACCTTCTCGTTGGCGCAGGCATCAGCCGTGTAGAGCCACAAGTCCGCCGCCTTATTGCCGAGAATAAAATCGTTTTCTTTCTTGTTATCCAAATGGGCACCTCCTTCTGCGGATGTCCTCCAGCAGTCCGTCTCCGCCCTCTACCTCCAGCACGTGGTCAGAGAGAAGCCGCACGGTCACACGCTCCCCGGTGGGGGATGTGCCAGTCAGCACGACGTTTTCTCCCTCGCACTGTCCGCAGGGCTGCTCCAACTCCGCGATGAGGTTGGAGATGGTGCAGGAGGCCTCAGCCGCGTTTTTACACGCCAGCCTTAACATCCGTAGTGACCGTGCCCAGAGACAAGCCGCCCTCAGCCTCTACACCGCCTTCTGTGTCGGTCTCCTTTGCGGCGGATGCCACACTCAGCTTGAGCTCGTTGAACTGCGCAGTGACGCTTGCAAGGTCTGCCAGCGCGGTGGTTTTGGCGCTCTTGGTCTCCGCAAGCTCCGCCTCCAGCGTTGCTACACGGGTGGTCAGCACTGCCACGTCGCTGTCAGCGCTCTCGCGCACCAGCTTCAGATGATGGGACGATACGCCGAAGGGACCCTCGTGGACGTGAGCCACCTCGCCATTCTCGTCCAGCACCTCGATGGGACCGGCGCACAGTGCCGCCAGTTCCTCCTCGGTGATAGCGCCGGGGAGCTCCATCACCAGAGCCTGTCGGTAGGTGCCGCCCATGCGTGCAGTGGTCACAGAGAAGCCCTTGTCCTCTACGGTATAGTTTCCTGCTCTAATCATAGGTCTTTTCCTCCTTATCCGATGTCAAGATAGATGTCGCCGTTGGCTCCCAGGCTGGAGGCAGGAGAGCCGCTGGCGAAATAGATATTGCGGAAGCCTTTGGTGGTTCCGCTGGTAGGGCTCACACCGGAGACCACGCCGATGAATGCGCCGCCGGTCTTCGGCATTTTGGTGTCTGCGTAGGCGAAGATGTCCTGCGCCTTGTTGTTGGGGTCATAGGTCGCCTTCTTCATGTCGCCGGGGTCTTCCGCGTCTGCTCCCTTCGGGATGCCGAAGTCGAAGATGGGCGCGGAGTCGGGACTGCCGGAGCGTCTGGTGACGGTCGCGGCACTTCCGGCGGCAAGAGTGGTCGTGGTGCCCACCTGGATGTTGGGGGTCATGCCGTCAGCGCCAGGGTTTCCCTGGATACCCTGGATACCCTGGATACCCTGGATACCCTGGATACCCTGCTCGCCCTGGGGACCCACTACTCTGCCGAGGTCAAAAGTAGGCATAGCTCAATTCTCCTTTCCGTCAGATGTCGAGGCAGAGATGCCCCTCATCGTTGATGTAGTAGTTCGGCTGTTCGTCTCCCGTATAGGAGCACTGGAGGATGCCATCCTCCGTCACATTGAACGAGACCATACCGGCGGTCTGCACGGCAACGCCGTCAATGCCTCTTGGGCCTTCGGGACCCCTGGGTCCCTGGATGCCCTGCTCGCCTTGAACACCCTGGACTCCCTGGATACCCTGGACGCCCTGGACTCCCTGGGGCCCTTGGGCACCTTGCTCGCCCTGGTCGCCCTTCTTGGCGATGAGGAGCCAGTATCTGCCCTGCACGCCGTCTCCGTCCACCACATCCAGCGCTGGGTCAACGCCGTCGTTTGCCGTGGTGCAGATGTAGGAGCTGCCCAGTCGGGAGACCTTCACCAGCGGCACATAGCTGTGCGTGGGGTCCCATTCCTCCCAGACCTTGACCGCTTCCTCCGCCTGGTTCAGCGCGTCGATAGCCGTAGCCACCGCCGCCGTCACCTGGGGCACTACCTCGTCAATCTCCTGCTGGAGCTGGAGCGCCTGCGCAGCGGTAGGCTCAGCCGGGGTGTAGTAGCTGTCGTTTGCCTCCACATACAGATTGTCCGTCACTGTGTAGGCTATGGAGCCGGGGGTGGCAGAGGCATAGCCCTCGATGGTAAAACTGCACCAGCCGACGACCGCCAGCGGCTCCGCCGGGATGAGGGTGTCGAACTCCAGAGGGTTGACTCCGTTGAGTCCGTCGTTCACGTCGTGGTACAGCAGGATGGAGACGGGGTTTTCGCCGTTTGCGTCTCTCCAGACGATGCGCTTGGAGTAGCCCTCCCAGCTCTCGTCGAAGGTGATATGCAGGCTCGTGACATTGGCTTCGCCCTGCACGCCTGCGTTTTTACTGTCCTTGCGAACAAAAAAGCCGTTCACCGCGATATTCACTGTTCTCGGCATCATGTTCCCTCCCTTCATGGAATTTTGCTTGAAAAAAGGCGTAGCAGGGGAATGTCCTCATAGGAGGAGGGCTTCTCCCTGCCACGCCGTGTCGTGACAAATGCCAGTGGTTCCGCGGTAAGTATTCCGTTTTTCTGGGTTACAGATTGAAGTACTTGACCTGCTCGTCGTACTCTCTCTGCATACTCTCGGCGTACTCAGCCGCTTTTACGTCCTGGGCCTGGCTCTGCTCCAGCACCAGGGCGAACTTACGCTTGATTTTCACGGGATGACCGCGCTTGATGACGCAGTTTTCACCGTTGACGGAGACGAAAACGTCATCCTTGTAGTCCTTGCCGTCCTTAAAGAGCTGTACCTGCACATACTCCTCCAGAGAGGGGTCGGGCACGTGCTTCTTTGCAGTCTCGGCAGCGGCGGCTTCTGCCTCCGCCTCTGCTTTCAGCTCTGCGGCGACCTCGGCCTTGAGCTCAGCCTTGAGGTCTTCGCGGAGCATAGCCTTCAATGCCTCCAGGTCGATGGCAGGAGTCTGGGTCGCAGGTTCCTGGGCAGTGGTCTGGGTGGCTTCGTTAGTGTTCTTGTTGGTAGCCATTACGCTATCCCTCCTTGTAGATTAAGTGTGGGTCGCCCACCCACTTGCGAGCAGGCGACCCGTAGCTGATTGATTAGGCGGTAGCGCCGGTGAAGGTGGAGGTGGTCTCGATGCGGACCATGTACTCCTCGACCAGACGCTTGGCGACCTTGGTAGCCTTCCAGCCAGCGGTAGCGCGCTGGTTCAGAGGGTCAGCAGTACCAGCGGAGCCGAGCTGCTTGACGATGTGCTGGAGACCGCCGCCCTCGATTTCGGTAGTGCCGTAGGCATTGTCGCCGATGATGAGGGTGGAGTAAACGTCACGGCCGGAGGCACCTTCGCCTTCAAAGACCTTAGCCTCGCTGGTCTCCACGAAGCGCACGCCCTCGATACGGCCGATTTCGCCCTCGTAGATGTCCTCGGGGTCGGAGTAGGTCTTGACGTTCACCCACTTGGGGTCGCTCATAAGGTCATAGGAGCAGTCGGGGTGGATGATACCGGCGAAGTAGCCGTTGATGCGCTTAGCGTTCATTACCTTGAGGTAACGGACAGCGCGGCGAACGCCGTCAACAGTGAGGTTGCAGTTGTCGGACTCATCGGTGTAGTACAGAGCGGCGCGGCTTGCGACCTGGCCTTCGGCGTACTGCACGTTGGTGCCGCCGGACAGCACCTCACGGGTGATGGTGTCCAGGGTGCGGCCTGCCTGGGAGCCCAGGAGCTTGGTGGCCTGCACCAGGTTGTTGTCGATGGCGGTGAGCAGAAGGATGTCGCTCAGCTCCACGAAGCCGCCGTACTGGGCGACCTGCGCGGTGATGACGCTCATGGTGAGCTTCTGGCCGTCGGGGGTAACGCCCTCAGTCAGAGGAGTCAGCAGCTTGGGCAGGGGGCTGTACTTGCGGAACTCGATGGTCTTGCCGCCGTTCTTGGGGATGGGGTGCTTCTGAGCAAACTGGTCATGCACCAGCTCCGGCTCCGCCAGGTCGATGAGGTAGTCGGAGTAGTAGGTCTTCATCTCGTCGGACAGACCAGTGTCGGTGGTGACATTGGTGTTGCCATCGAACAGACGCAGGCTCATAGGCAGAAGCATCAGCTTCTCGATGATGTTGGTAGCGTTTTTCATGTTATAAAATCTCCCTTCACATAGTGGTGTGGGGAGCTCAGAACTCAATTCTCTCTCCCCGTGCTACACGTCTGGCGATTTCTGCTCTGTCCTTTCTGGTGAGCTGGGAAACGTCAGACTTGATGGTGATGCCACTCTGGGAAGATACTCCGTTTTCCGTGGGTCTGGAGCCCTTAGCGCGGATGCCCTCCACCACCTTCTTCTCAGTCTTCTGAGCGGTGGTCTTGGCGACGCCGTTCTTGATAGCGTCGATATGCCGCACCTCATAGGCGTGCTTCACGGGAACGCCAGCTTTCAGCATGGACAGGAACTGAGGGTCTTTCGCCTCGGTCTGGAAGTCGAAGTCGGGATACTCAGCCTTCAAGCCCTCCGCCTCAGCGTACCATTTCTGGAGCTGTTGCTGAGCCGCTCTCTGGCTCTGGGTCTGACGCTCAGCGCGTCGGAACGCCTCGTTTTCCCTCTGGAGCCGCTGGATAGTCTTGTACTGCTCCACGCTCATGCCGGCCTCCTCAGCCGCCTCGCTCCAGATTGCATCGTCTTTATCGACCGCCTGTGCCAGCTTGCTGATGTCGCCGTCCGTGATTTTATACTTAGCCATCAGAGAGTCGATGATGGGCTGCTGGGCAGTCAATCTCTCTTCCGTCTCTCTGGCGTTTTTGAAGCGCCGGTCGAAGGCGGACTGAAACTCCTGGGCGTACACGTCTTTGTACTCGGTATCTACCAGCTCGCGGAACTTTGCGCGTTTTTCTTCCAAAGTGAGCTCTTTGGTTTCGCTCCCGGCGTCGGAGCCGTTCTGCTCGGTGGGTTTGGTCTCGCCGGACTGCGCCGCCGCGCCTTCCTGCTTGCCGTATGCCACGTTGTTGAGCTCGCCCGTTTTTCCCCGGCGGCTGCTTCCGGGGTTCTGCTGGGTCCCAGCCTTTGCGCTCTCAGTCCCCTGGCCGGTGGGAGCCGCCGCTCCGCCTCCGTCGCCGCCAGCGGCAGCGCCTCCGTCAAAAAGGGAGAGGGTGATGTCGAGCAAAGAGTAGTGCTTCATGGATTATTCCTCCTATCCGCGGGTGCTTTCCCCGTGTGAGCAGTCGGGTGTGCACGCCCGACAGAATGAGCGTAGCACAATTCCTCAGAAATTGCGTCAAGAGGGGAAAAGATTTTTTACACCACCGTTTTCTCGGTGATGGATACGTGCCCAGGGTACTGCTGGGCGATTTGCGCCAGCCCGATGACCGCCATCTCGAAGGCGGCTCTCGTTCCGCTGTCTCCATTGAAGTCCAGCAGAGCATCGCCGCTCTCCAGCCTCCAGTCATAGACCTCCACGTAGCGCTCCCGTATGGCGTTGGTCACATAGCCAGCCAGAGCGTAGACCACGGCGGAGCATCCGGCGCACACGATGTCGTTGCCTGGGTTATAGTCCGCGTGTCCGCTCATGCGGAGGGTGCATCGTTCACCCTCCGCGCAGACCTCGATGTGTACCATAGGCTCAGCCCTTTGCAGGGTTGGCGCTGTTGGGGCTGATGTTCATGCTGGGCTTGGCTCTGCCAGCCAGTCTTGCGCCGTAGGCGGTCATGTTCTGCTTCTGAGCATCCTGTGCGGCGCTTGCAAGCGTCCCTCCGCCGCCTTTTGGAGTAGGGGAGGGCTGGGATGCCTGCTCTGCCGCAGGAGCGCCTCCGATGCCCATATTCTTGCCCGTGATGGTCTGGATGATAGCCGCCATCTGGTCCATCTGCATCGCCATCTGCTCGCAGATTTTGAGCAGAGTCTGCCCCTGCTGTACCTTCTCCACGATAGCGTCCTTGCCCTCGAACTCCATCATGTCGAACATGATGAGCGCTTCCTGGGCTCTCTCCGGGTTGAACACGCCCAGTCGGTAGAGCTCCTTCGCCGTCTCGTTGAGGGAGAGCTGGGAGAAGGGGTTGCGCTTCTCCGGGCGCACCTTGATGTCAAAGACAGGTCTGCGGAACTTGGGCACGTAGGTGGGCTCCAGC